CAGCTTTGAAACACAACTAGGAGTAACAAACCCTACTGCTGATAGAACTATCACCTTACCAAATGCCAGTGGTAATGTAGTTTTAGATGACTTAGCTCAAACTCTTACAAACAAAACAATATCAGGAGGTAGTCTTACTACCAGCAATGCAGATATAAATGGTGGTGCTATAGATGGAACTCCTATAGGTGCTAACTCTGCCAGCACTGGTGCTTTTACTACAGGTACGATTGCAACAGCTAATACTACTAACCTTACTAATACACAGAAACTAAAAGTAAACTCTGGTACTACATCTGATGATGGAGATGGTACATACACTCTATC